TGTACAGATAATACTTCTTGCCGATGATAGGTGTTACTCCTATCGCTGCGTTTTCTACGCGAGTTGTATCCTGTACTAGTTCTACAAGAGCATCGTACTCCTCTTGTAGTTTTTCTATCCTGCCTTCTATATATTGGTTTCCCTTCAGTGGGTTACCATGATCAACAATAGCAGGGAAAGAAGGTGTCGTACCATAAGCGAGCAGAGATTTTTTATCCCCCTGACTCAAACCTTCGCACCTCTATGATATTACGAATATGTTGATGCCGCCACTTGATACCTTCTACCATCTCCTTTAATGCATCAACCATTGCTTTGTAGTAAGCAATCTTTTGTTCTGACTTCTGTATCTCAGCGTCACTGTCATAGTAATAATTCATATCACCTTTCATTACCTTTAGACCGTCGAACGGATCGTGCTTCCAACCAAGTTCAACGATCTCTTCTTGCGACATCTTACCGTTGTACCAGAGAAACTTGTTCTTCAGCAAGACTTGCTGATCCGACTCTGCTTTCTTAAGTAAGAGTTTTGCTTGAGTAAGATACCCAAGATACTTCGCGTGAAGTTTGGGTGTCTCTCTAGAACATTCATCTAACTTATGAGATATCTCACAATCTTGCGACCACTGCGCAAGTACATCATCTAAATTCATATTTACACTATTTCGAAATAACTAAACCTGAAACTTGCTGGGAAGGTAACATACTCTACACCTTGGTTCTGTGCCTCAAACCGAATGTCTCCAACCGCCACTGGTATACAATCAATATATCGTATGGTCTTATTTTTCTGATTAGAACTTGTCAAGGCAGTAATAGAGATATCTGCATAAGTCGGTTGGGTACTAGTGTCCCCACCAAAAGAATCTCTTTTCTGAATTTGATCAAGGTTGACTAATCTAAGCATCCAGTTGTAAACTTCTAGATACGAGTTAAAGTCTTCATCGAGTAAGACATCCATAGTCAGTTCACCATATTGCATCTGGTTTCCTGGCATAGGAACACTTTGTATGCGTTGGTACGGTGTCTCGGTAGCAGGGTTTGCTGCACCAGGATGATTGATAGACTGGACAAAGAACGTCAGATTAGAGAAGTTCTGACGATCAATGACAACCCTGAACCCAGTGGGTTGGAACAGGTTGATATTAGATGTAAGGTTGTCGGACATGTATACTTTCCTATAGAATAGGTCTATTGTATACTATTTAGTCCCAAAAAGCAAGCAATAAAAATGCCCCTTTCGGGGCATCATTTTATTCAGAAGGGCAAGCAGTGCCATCCTCTGAAGCATCATACTTCTCGTCACCACAACCATATTTGTTATCGTTGTTGGTGTCGCATCCACGTTGCCAGTACTGCATTGTGAAAGTATAACCTTCACTCCAAGGAGTGTATGCTTTACACCACTCGTGACTACCAAATGCTTCACCGTCTACACCAGTGTCTGGTGGGACGTAATCTACTTTTTCGGTCGGTACGATTTTTTCATATCGCATCGTTTTACCGTTATTGTAGACGGAACGTCTCCACAACTCAGAACGCTTAGAAACGAAAACGTACTCGTCGTCAGCAACCGTATAAACGTCACCGTTGTCGTAGGTGATAGTATGAGCGTGTGCCAAGATGGGCAGGCACAAAAAGAACAGAATAATATTTTTCATATCATCTCCAATAGTTTCGAAACATATTGCAACTTGCATTGCAGTATTATATAGTAATCATAAAAAAAGGGGGACCGAAGTCCCCCCATACAAATACCGATTTTTATTATTATTATTCGGTGAACCGTATCTTAGGCAGAAACCATCAGGTTGTCTACACGGAAGATGCGGTAGTACTGGTTGCTCTTAGCAGCAGCAAGACCATCAGAAGGCGTACCGCCAACGAATGGGTTAGATACCATGCCATAACGAGTCTTGAACCCGATACGTGGCTGGAAGTCATTCTCGCCTACAGCGCGAACCATTTGCAGTGGTACATATGGGCAGTAGAATACACCTGCGTCATATGGGTTAGTGCCCTTGTAACCAACAGTTACATAGTCAGCAACCGCATATGGGTCGATGTAGATGCGCATACGTCCGTTCAGTACACCAGCAAAAGTGTTACCAGTGTCGTCAACTTCCAGAGAAGTGCTCAGAGCAGGAGCGTAGTCAAGCATACCAGAAGCAGCGAGAGCAGTAGCAACATCAGAAGATACGATTGCTACGTTACCCTTACCGCGACGAGTTTCTTTAGCGATAGTGTTTGCTTCGCGATCCAGTTGGACAAGCAGACCCTTGAACTTCTCAACAGACCAACGACCATCAGCGTCCGTAGACAGGTCGAAGATACCGTTGGTAGCAGTGTTAGCAGTCAATGCACCAGTCTTCGCTTGGCTGTTGATAGTACGGATAACTTCGCGGTTAATTTCAGCAAGAATTTCTACTGAAAGAATGTTAGCAAGTTCCGCTTCAGCGTCAAGACCGTGGATTGCTTTCAGGTCTTGTGCCAGTTCGATGGTGTACTCTGCCTTCAGCGCACGTGACTTTGCAGTTACGGTTGCTTTCTCGATGGTGAAACCCATCTCTTGGAAGTCAGAAACGCCGCCAGTGCCCAACGCTTCCGCGTCAGCAGTTGGCATACCGCCACCGATAGAAGGACCAGTACGGTCGTTGTCGATAGAGGAGTCGCCGTTTGAGTCAGTCAATCCGTCAAGACCAGAAGGACCAGCAGTGTGAGTCGTAGAAGAGTCACCAGAATATGGTACAACTGCTTCGTTAAACAGTGCTTCGTCACCAGAAGTGGCGCCAGACTGAGTAGACTTGTAGCGAGACTTCATAGCGAAGATCAAGCCAGTAGGACCAGACATTGGTTGAACACCACAGATGTCGTATGCCATCAGGTTAGGCATAGAACGACGTACGAGTGAGATCAATACTGGGTTCCAGTTGGCAGCGCTTGAAGTATTGTTAGCAGCAGCGGCTTCTTGCAAGAAAGAAGAAGCACCTGCTTCTTGAGCAAATGCTTGCTCTTGGTTTTCGAGGATAGCAGCAGTGACCTTACGTCGGTAAGCGTCTTTGATCTCGCCGCTAGACTCTTCGTTCAGGACTGGTGCCCACTTTTGCACCAGAGATTCGTAGTTCAGATCCATTTCTTAATTCTCCTTATGGGGTAATGGATTACTTGTTAATTTTGCGCATGGCAGACAGGTACTGTTCCATAAAAGGAGAAACTTCTTCAGTGTCAACGTCGCTTTCAGTTTCTTCAGTTATTTCTTCTTCAGTTTCTACTGTCGCTTGTGCAAAGAATGACTCTTTGATAGTAGCAACTTTAGACGCAAACTGCTCGGCGTCATCAAAGTCAACACCTTCTACCAGAGAGTAGAACTTCTCTTTCTGAGTGTCAGCGAGTTCAGATGCTGCTTCGGCAACAATTGCTGCACGCTTCAGACCTTCAACTTCTTCGCTCAGAGAAATCGCATCAGCAGTGGTCTTGTTGAGAGCTTCTTCGAGTTCTTCAACTTGATCTGCTAAATCGTCAACGAGGTCAATCTTGGATTCTGGTACGTCGATGTAAGACTCAGTGAAAAGGTTCTTCAACCCTTCCATGAAGTTCTCAGCAATCTCAGCACGCAGACCAGTTTGGATGGCAACTTTGTTCTCTTCCATCCACTGCTCAACCACGTAGTTCAGGTAGGAATCAACCTTCTCGACCAACTCACCTTTCTGCGCAGCAGTTTCTTCAGCGAGTTTTTCTTCGTAGGTTGCTTCGATTCGCTCTACTTCTTCAGAGAGCTTAGATTTCAATGCTGCTTCAAAGATCACAGCAGTTTTTGCCTTAAACTCATCACTGAGAGTGGCTTCAGACTCGACTAATGCTGCGAGTTCTTCAGAGTGAGTATCTGCTTCCGCAACTACTTCTTCCTCTTCCAACTCGACTTCTTCGCCCATCATCTTACCGTATGCCGCTTGAAGGTCAACCTTCTTCATGGCATTCAACTTGCCGTACATAGCATTAATCATACCTGCTTTGGTCTTTGGCATTGGTTCGCTGTTGCTCTTGTCACCCGTACGAGCAGGTGCTTTAGTCGTTGCGTTCGCTGCCTTATCGGTAGCGGCAATTGACTGTGCTTCAGCGTTTTTCATGTCATGCCCTTTTGCTTCCGCAACTTCCTGCTCATCGCGGAGTTCAATGTTTTGATCTTCCATTGTGTTCTCCTTATTAAAAAGATCTTTTTAAGGATGAGAGGAAATTTTTGTACTCAACGATTTGATCCACGCCACTAATTGGCGGAAGCGCATCGACATGAGCTTCGATTTCAGTCTCTTGTTCCTCACATATCTCTTGAGCAGTAAGT